CCTTTTTTGATCTTATGTCTAAATCCACTAACCAATAAATCAAAGGGATTGCGTACAAAGGCAAAGACAAAATAATTATCTGGAATAAAATCTTTGATTGAAGAATAGGGTTGATGCATCCCTCTTTCGTGAAGTGGGATTTGCCATCCCCAGGTATCAATATCTATATCTCCAGGTAATGCTAAATTTTTAGAATATTGATTTAAAATAAAACCAATACTAGATCCACTTGTTTTAGGAGTATGGATAAAGACAAACTTGTGACTATGAGAAATAATCACTTCTTCTTTTTCTTTTTTGCTTTCCTAGCGACATCTAATGCTATGGCTATTGCTTGTTTTCTAGGTTTACCGGCCTTTATCTCTCTTTCTATATTCTTAGAGATACTTTTCTGTGAATAACCTTTGATTAGTGGCATTACTTCTTCTTCTTTTTTTTCATATTAGACTTAGCTGATTTTTTTGGTCTACCAACTTTTGATCCATATGTTCCTTTACCTTGTGGCATGGCTTTATCCTCTCTTGATAATGTTTAAAACATAATAACTCTAACACACCAAATTTGAAATTAAAACCGATAGACGCATACTTACCACAAAAACATTTCTGCTCTTTATCTCTCTTGGAATGACTCCAGGTACAGAAATCAGTTGCGTTTACGACTTTTCCTTTTGGCTGCTCGGATGACGATATCTTTGTCAAAGGTAGATGATCTCCCTCTAGATATTAGTTTATTGACTCTAGCCATAGCCCAGGCTGCCATTGGGATCTTTGGTCTAGATCCACTAGATAGAAATGCTCCCTGGCCTCTACGATAAGATGCTTTGAGATCTGCTAGGTTAAATAGTTTAGATTTTTTGGCTTTGGATTTTAGAGTAGATAAGGTTGAAGCTGCTATAGGTTTACGTTTAACCATTAATCATAATCTTCTAAGAATAGGCTTAATGATCCTGATACTGCAGTAGTAGCATCAGCTTTGGCTCTTAATTCAATATCTGTTTTTTCTTCAACTACGAATGGAATAACAAATGTTTCAAACAATGGAATTCCAAAGGTTGATTGAAAGCCTACAGTATTCCAAACATTACCATTAGAAACTTGTTTAGTTAAAATCTTAGCTTCAATCTCTTTTTGTTTAGATGCTCCAATAGATGCTTGAACTATATAACCTCTTTTTTTCCTGGGGATTGTATAGATAGCTGATAGAGAAGATCCATATCCAACTGGAACTGTGGCCACTGTTTGACTGTCTACTGTAGCTGTTAATGTTCCGACATTGGCATTACCAGTATTGGCAGTTATCATTCTGATTGAAAACACTCTGATAAATGTTTCAGTCGTAGCACCACCACCAATGGTAGCAACTGCAGTTTGTTGGTCATAGTTTGCATCTAATCCGGTAACTAAAACTGTTCCTGTATCATCAGATGCAGTATCAGATGAAGTAACTGTGCAGCCAGTAGCACTAGATGGATAAGTAGGAGTAGCACCTACTCCCCAAACAGTTTCAAATGCTGTAGAAATAGCAGTATTATATCCAAACTGTCCAACAGCTGAGAAATCTTCTACTAATCCTTTAGTGACTGATATACCTAGATCAAAACTAGGAGGGTTATTTTGAAATTGGAATCCCATTAGATCTTAGTCCTTTGCTTTAATAAATTCATAGGTATTTTTTTACCTGCTTTGTAGAGATTTGCAATCCTGGTTAATAAAGAAACTCTTTCAGATCTTTTAGATCCTTTAAGACCAGATAAGTATTTTTTAGGTAATCCGGATTTCTTATCCTTGGGAACTCTAGCTTTCTTCGGCAATTTCTTCTCCTTCAATTCCTGGAGTTGCAAACTGTCCAATAGGCTCTGGAGCTGCATCTATTTCATTATCAATATTCGCAATCTTTTCATCATCATCTACAACTGCTCTTGCAATTTGTTTATCTACTTCTTTAGTAAATGTAGTTGATCTGACTCCACTAGCTTTGGCTGCCTGGAGGAATTGTAAATCACTCGCATAATCTCTCAGATCAAAGCTATTCGGATAAATTATTTCACCATCAAATGTAGTTCCTTGCCAAGCTGCGTATAAATCAAATATTTGTTCTTCTGCATTTTGTAAGTAATCAGCCTTCTCAGCTAATCTTGCATTAAGTAATTGAAACTCAGTTTGTAAAGCTATTCCAGAATTAACAGTTTTTTCTGTACCTCTGACTGCTCCCATATGAGTCACTCTATCAATGGCCTCTACTTTGGTCTTGATAACATTCATAATAGACTCCAGGGATTGTGAAGATGGTTGAATGATATAAGGTTTCAATTCAGGTGCTAGATCTTCTGGCATTTCAATAATAGATCCTGCTCCGGCACTAGCTTCTACATTAGGTGTTTTCACCAGGGATGGATGATTAGATAATCTAATCAGCTGCTCTATTTCAGAATAATCATTATAGATAGATTTCTGTAATTCAGCCACATCTGATAGATCAGATATACCAATGCCTTTTTTAGATGTTCTTTGATTGTAAAGAATAACTGCCGGTATTCTGCCCAATGCATTTGGCTGCTCATCAATCTTAATTGGCTTCTTAGTTGCATACTCAACAGTAAATTCTTCTACCTTATAGGTAGTGATATCTTCAGGTGTCCATACTTTGACAATGGCATCCTTCTCCATCATATCCTCTACTACAGTTAAGGCAGTAAGATAGTATCTTCCATTAGATGCTCTTTCATATCTCCAGTTGGTAATATTCTCCGGAGTATAGATAGATAAATATGGTCTAATATCTTGGCTTAATTCTTCTGCCCTGGTCTTTGCATTGGATTGAGGTTTGTCTACAATGGCCCAACAAGTTCCATAAATAGATGCGTTAATCTGCATCTCTCTAATGATGTTGTTATACATTCTACCATCTAGATCTGCATCAGCTATAAAGGCCTCTAATTGAGGATCTCCAGTTAAGCTGCCAAAGTTTCTAGTTGGTGGAACTCTAAATAGGAATGAGGAATAAATCTGCACTACATTTCGGCAGTGATTATCCAGGGGAGTAAATTCTGATCTGTTTAAATATTCTTGTTCAGTTTCTAAAACGTATCTATGGAGGAAATATCCATTCTCATAATCTTGTCCACCCAAGAATGATCTATAATGAAAATTCCAATCATTCATCTTCTGCTTATAATCAGGATGAAGTTCTGTTAAAAAATCTCTATTAAATGTTGCCATTAACTAAACCTTTGTGGTGCTGAGGGATTAAAATCCCTTCTTACTGGAAAGAGCATTTCAACAAGATAACCTAGAGCATCATTCATATGATCTAATCCACTTGTTTTATCTGGCACTGCCTGGCTACCTTCCTTGTAAGTTTGTCTACTTATGCTTTTTAACATGTTTTTACAAGAATTTGCAATAAATAAACTTCTAACTCCCTTGGCTGAGAGTAATTTAGAATTAACTGCATTGATTCTATCTTTCACTAATGGATGTGAGTTCCTTACTCTTAAATTAAATCCTGCATTTTTCAAGATAGATAAATCAGTCACACCTCCGGCACTGGTCCTTCTTTGTTTAGCTGCCGGATCTGGATAGGCGAATATGTGATGCTCTTTATACCTGGCTTTGATCTCATCTGCTAATTCATTGGTATTAGAAGAATAAATCTGGATCTCATCAAAGACATAGATCTTGTTGTCAATCACTTCACTAATTACAGCTGTCATAGGATCTAAATTGAAATCAATGCCTATGTGTACTGTCTTAGTTTGAGGTTTGTATTCTTTCATCACATTTAATTCTCTATCAAAGTTGTAGTAGATTGCACCGGAATAACTCTCAAAGGTGGCCATATATTCTTGTCTAAATGTTCTTTCATCTAGATCTGCTTTGGCTTGTTCTATTTCATTGGCTGATACCTGGCCTCCTTCTAGAGTCGTAAACTGAAATGATGCCCAGTTTTCTGGATCTTCATCTTTCCTGGTAAATAGATTATAACTCCAGTTTCCAAATCCTCGTGGAGTACCACAGAATAAAGCCGGAGAATTTTTATCCGAGAGAGTGGCTCTTAACACATGTGTCCAGGCTTCTTCTTTAATATCTGCGAACTCATCCATGACTAGAAAATCTAATCCCACACCTCTCAAGCTATTCTCATTGTCTGCACCTCTCAGGGAGATAGTACTATTGTTTTTTAAGGTGACTGTCAGATCTGAATGATTAACTTTCTTAATCCATTTATGTTTACGCAGCTTGTCTAGCAGCTCATCCCAAACAATCTGTTTAGCTTGTCTATAAGTTGGGCCAACATACCAAACCTTTTTCCTGGGGTATCTTGCAAATCTACATAACTCATTAATGCAAATAAAGGTCTTACCAAATCTTCTTCCGGTAATTAAAACTCTGTACCTGGAGTTACAATCAACAACTTGCTTCTGAGGAGCAGTTAAAGGCATTTAATCGTATGACCAGGGCAGTGGTTGTTCACTTTCAGATGTATCTGCTTGATCTGTTTGTCCAAGCATTTGTTTCCCAAGCCATATCAAGATAGCTGCTGATCCATTCTCTGCTGCTTTTAATTGGAGCTGCCTTAATCTGATCTTTCCCTTACTT